CTCCAGGGGATCCCACCCCTGGAGCACTTTCTGTTCGCTTTAAATCTCAACTATGGAGGCTTTATGACTACCCCCGCGGTCGATATTGACTCGGGGCTGCCAACGTTTGGGAGTAAGTACTCCCAGACGGTGAAGGATAATGGGACTATTGTTGTGCCGTACCATCTGGTTTCCCAGGGCAATACGGTAACACAATGGCGCGCCCGAATTCGTCCTGCTTCGAGAAAATCCGTTGCAGACAAGTCCGGGTGGCGTGCCCCTTTACCCTACTCCCTCACAGTTGAGACTTCCGCTATCCATTGCGGGACTGTTATCGAAACAACTTATGATACAGTCCAGAAGCAGACCGTGACCGACTTTTATTATGACGGTTTCGGCTGTGCTTTTCGCGAACAGCGCCCGACGTTCTATGACAGTAAACTCATAGACCGGGCGGTTAGTAGTGCGTTATTGGCGCTCAAAAACCAAAAGGTTAACTTTGGAGTCGCTTTTGGCGAGTACAAAGAAACCGCAGAGCTGGTAAGCTCTGTTGTCACACGAATCTCAAAGAGCGTTCGCGCTTTTCGAGGTAAGTACCCACGTGAGTGGGGGCAAGTGGTTAAGAACCAAGTTGGAGCGGCCGTCAATGGCCGTAAAGGTTCAGGCCGGTTTTCGGGTATTCCGAATAGCTGGCTAGAGCTCCAATATGGATGGAATCCTGCCATGCAGGACGTTAATGGGGCGTGCTCTGCACTCTCTGATAGCGCTTCTGGTGGTCATCCGTTCCGGGTGCACGTGAAAGGAAGAGCAAAGTCACCGCTCAACTCAGTAACGTGGGGGAAGACGACCGACCACACTGCGTCTGGTCTGCGACTAGTTAGGACGGGCACTAACTTTTGTTACGTCCGTTTAGACTACGAGCTTTCCGATGCTCTGCTGGCCGTTTTCTCGAGTCTGGGTCTTACCAACCCTCTCGAGATCGTCTGGGAGCTGTTACCGTACTCGTTCGTCATCGATTGGTTTGTTCCTATCGGTGACTGGCTTCGCACGATGGACGCCGATTTCGGTTGGCGTTTCTTGGGCGGAACGAATACTAACGGTTACAGATATCGAACAGTTGGAGAAGGTACGGTCCGGAGATACGACGTTGATCCATCACGTCTTTTCCAGTCGTCGGGTTTAGCCAACTCGACACAGAGCGTGTTATCTTTTGCGCGCTCTGTCTACACTTCCTCTCCTGGGGCGGGATTCCCCACTGTTAAAAATCCCATGTCCGCTGGTCACGTAGCGAACGCTTTGTCGTTACTGATCAATGCTTTTCGTTGACCTCCAATTCAGGAGAAAGCACATGCCAGCTTTTGGCGTTGTAACACTGGGCCCGATCGATTCGGTCACCTACACCTATAACCCGAGTAATCTCTCGGGTGGCTCGGCCTTCAATTCGAACCGGGCAGCGAGTACCTATCCTTCGGGATGGCAATCGCTGCAACGGACGACTCGAGGGCCGGTCCAGGGGAACGGACTTTATCGAGTGACGCTCAAGCTTAACGACCCTCAGGTCGTGGCTACCGATAGTGACTGCGGCTGTGCTGGGACTCTGGACTTCACGGATTCCGTGGAGATCAGTTTTATCCTCAGCGAGAAGTCGACAGCAGCAATGCGTACAGCGTTGCGAAAGAAGGCTGCCGCCCTATTGGCGGACGCTTCGGTGGTTGCCCAAGTGGACAACCTCGAATACATCTGGGCGTAACTTGTGTGGACAACCTTCTGGTTGACCCTCAGGATATCATCTGGGAGATTCTTCCGTATATTTTTGAGCGGAGGTTTCAAACGGATGAGGAGGGCCACGTCACGGTAGATTTTCGTGACGTTCGCTTTTCTGACTAGATCAATTCCTTCGACCTGTAACCTATGGGTATTAATCCAATGGCTAAACGCAGAGCTATCTGCCAGACTTCTAAGTCGTGGCACCGTCGTGTTAAGAACGTTTCGGTTGAAGTTGCTGATGGTATTTACAGATCCATCGGCAGCCCACTCAGCCTTGCTCTAGCTGCTTCCTTAAGAGAAGGGAAGTACGCGGACGTCGTTTCTGCTTCGGTTCGTCCGGATCAGTACGATGATGCGCAACAGTTTAGAGATGACTACCTCGCATGTGAGTTAATGTCGAAATTCCCTTCGTGGGATATTGGCGTTGATCGCGTTCAGGTTGCCCTGCAGAAATTTGCAGAGGCTGAGACGATCTGTGCGGAGGCTAATCATCGCCTCGCTCGACCTTTGGAGGACACCGTTTACGGTGCTACCTCACTCGAGTCTTACATCTTTGTGGCTCGAGCGAAGATTAGGTCGTTACTCCGATCCTTCTCTTGGGATCGTTGCGCACAGCACTTCGGTCACGGTCCGGGTGGCACTTTTGCCACTCCCCGTAAGCGTGGTGACGCCTATTACAAGTTCGGCGATAAAAAGCCGACTACGACGAAGGCATGTCTTGGGCTCGCGTACGCGGCACTTTGCCAAGTACCCACGTGGTTTAACCACGTGACCGGTTGGACCGGTAGGGCTACTGTGGACGTCATGCGGGAGCTTGCTGCTTATGCAGATGAGTTCTTTACTGTTGTCCCCGGTAACAAGGTAATCACTGTTCCTAAGAATGCTAAAACGGATAGAACCATCGCCAAGGAGCCTCTGATGAATCAGTATATTCAGAGTGGAATTGGTGGTGAAATCCGTCGTAAGCTGAAGCTCGTCGGTGTGAATCTCGACGATCAGACGTCTAATCAACGTCTGGCATTCGATGGGTCCGTTAATGGCACTCTTGCCACGATGGACTTGTCGATGGCGTCCGACTCCGTATCCATGGAGCTCGTCCGTCTGCTTCTGCCCGAAGATTGGGTTGCGGCTATAGAGCTTTGTCGCAGCCCCTTCGGCATTCTTCCCTCTGGTGAAAAAGTCTTTTACCAGAAGGTATCATCTATGGGTAATGGTTTTACTTTCGAACTAGAGAGCTTGATTTTTTGGGCCCTCTGCTCGGCTGTGATCCATCAAACAGGTGATAAGGAGACACGAGTTGGTGTCTATGGGGATGACTTGATTTTCTCCGTAGATGCTTATGGTGAGGTGGAGCGACTCCTCCGCGCGTGCGGTTTCCAACCGAACGCAAAGAAGAGCTTCTCCACTGGACCGTTTCGCGAAAGCTGTGGTAAACACTACTTCCGCGGACTCGATGTCACTCCTTTTTACATCCGTGAGGATGTTCAATCGTCCGAACGCCTCGTGCATGCCTCCAACAGTCTTCGCCAGTGGGCCTTTCGTAGGCATATTGGTTGGACCTTGGACGCTCGCTTCGAGCATACATACAACGCGATAATCTCATACCTCCCGAAGGGGGTCAGAAAGTTGCGTTGTCCTGCATCCGTCTTCGTCTTCTGTAAAGAAACGAGGAGCTGGTCCCAAGTGGATCAGCTTCCAGGCGCCTTGATTGGCGATTGGGATGAATGCCGGCCCTCGAAGGCCTGGAAAGGTCAAGAGGGATGGGTTGCCGACGCTGTGGTTGCAAAGCCGCGGCTCCGGTATCACGACGATCTCCCGTTCCTCGTTCGCGGTTTATCCGCTCTCGAGGCAGGGGGAGGGAGCGTCAACGCTGTTAGTGATAATAGTGCTGACGAGTACAGGGTTCACAAGATCCTGTACCAGTGGTGGCCAGATAGAGGCCCCTGGGCTTAAAGCACCCAGGGGGTTCTCCTCTATTTGTCTTTCCCCCGAATATACCTGGGGGTGGTGAGGCGGCCATGCCGTCTCTTAGAGAAAGAAGCG